GAGAACATCAAGTCCGCGATCATGCGGTCACCAGGAGCGCGACACGCTCAGCGAGCGTCAGCTCGTTGTCGCGGTGCACTGCCAACTCGAAAGCCCAACGGCGGGCCGCATCAAGATCACCCTCGAGCACAGAGAGGGCGATGCCGCGCCGCGCTTCGTCAGGGTTAACTGTGATCATCATGCGGCACGCTCCAGGGCGAGGGCTTCGATGGTGTCGCGGTCGAAGACGAATGCTCCGGTTCGACCGGGGAGTTTCGTGGCCGGAATGTTGCCGGCTGCGGCTTGCCTGTTGATTGTTGCGCGGCTGAGGCCGAGGATTTCGGCTGTTTGTTCTGAGTTCAGCGGGGGGGTTTGCTTTGGCATGCCGCTACCTTTGCACAAGTTGGCGCACTGTGCAAGTTGGTGTACAGGTTTGGGCGTGTCGCTCCTGCCGGGGGCGCAACGCAAGAAAACACCCCAAGCCGGTTGCTCCGTATAGAAGCAACCCGCTTGGGGTGTCGTGCATAAAGCGTCCGGTCAGGGACTCAATCAGTCAACTACTGACAAGACTGACAATCGAAATCCTGCATCGGATCGGTAGGCACCTCATACCCGCCCACCGTCTCCGTACCGCTCAAACGTCTTCCCGCTCGTAATAGGAAACGACCTGCGCGCCAGTGACCCGGTTAGGGATCACCAACACTGAAACGGCTGCCGCAAGCGCAATGACCGCCTGCAACCACGGGGCGAACTCGGACGGGATGAGGCCGGCGAAAGACACGGCAACCGCCCCCAGTAGTGCGGCAACAAACTTTGCATACTCTTGAATCATCGGGTGCCTTTCTAAGCAGTCGGAAATAGTGTGCGGATGGACAGGATGAGGGCACCAATCGCGGCAAGCCCGGTGACCAGTTGCGGCCACGTGATGCGCGGTACGGCGTGCGCTTTCAACACGGCGAGAAGTTCCCCGTGTTCTTCGATGCGTGTGCGCAACCCGGAAATGTCGGCGGACGTGTCCGCGTTGATGGTTGCTTGACGTGAGTTCCCCGCCTCCACACTTGCGTGCAGTGATTTCACTTCCCCCTGGATTTGGCCGAGTAAGTAGATGATTTGGTCTTGCGGTTTCATGGTCGTCGTGATGTCGGTCATGCGGGTGGCCCCTGTCCGAAGACAGCTATGAGGGCGGCTATGAGGGCGACAATGGCGGCAATGATGATGGCCGCTGGGTTTGGTTTGCCTGCCGGTTTGTCGTCGCCTTGCGCCGTTTCGGTGGGCGTTTCTGGTTCTGCGGGCATTTCGACCGGCACGACATCTGGGGTGACCGGTTCGATGGGCGGCTGTACCGGCTCAAGTGCTACAGGTTGCGCGGCGAGTTCAGGCGCGACCACTGGGGGCACGATTACGGGCGGCGGTACGATGAAGGCGGGTGTGGGGACGAACGGCACGGGTGTTGCGTCCGTCAACCCCAAAACAGAACGGTTGGTGAACCCACCCGACCAATACCAAAGACCGTTGACACCCTGAAACCAAAGTCGGTTGCCTTCCACGGCTGCACCCGCAGTAGTAAACGCTTGCATGGTGACGGCAGTGTTGCGGAAGGCCAGCGTTGCCGCGCCGCCCGCTTTCGGTTCGCCCCGCCCGTTGGCACCATTCACTCCCGTCAAACGATCACGCACACCGAGTACAGGTGTTGTGGCGGGGGGTGCGGCAATGACCGAAACGCCGGGGAGGTCTTTGGTGAAATACGGCTTCGGGTCGACGCGGTTGCCGTCAATGTACAGCTCGAAATGTAGGTGAATGCCGTTTGCTGTTCCGGTAGCGCCCATCACTTGCACGTGCGTTGACGTGCCCACGATCTGCCCGACGGCGACGGAGATGCCGTTGTTGGGTGCGTGGTTGTATGTGGTGAACGCTCGCGTCGTGTGTGCAATGGCAACCCGGTTGCCCCATCCCCGATTGTGTCCAGCATTGTTCGCCACTTCAATAACACGCCCTGGTGCGGCGGCGACGACACGACGGCTGCCTGCCGGGTCACGGTTGAACCATCCCCAGTCGATACCGTTGTGAACGCCGCCCGGTTTGAATGGTTGCGATTCCCAACCCCACGGTGCAGGTGATTCGAGTCTCATGATTCGTCCTCGATCTTTCCACTCGGGTTCGCGCTCGCACTGATAAACGGTATTGAGTGCTTGTGGCAGGCACCACAACCCACCTCGGGGTTATCGGCGTCACCCCACACGGCAAGCGAAATGTTGAAGTTTCTGCAAGAGTCATCGTCACAGGCGGCTACATACTCGGCATAAGGGTTGCCGTCAAAGAATCTGATTTCACTCATGTCACCACTCCTCTATCGCAATCCAGTTGAAGTCACGGTCACTGGCGTTGGCACCGGAGAAGTTGTCTAGCTGAGCGGTGAAGCCCGTAGAGGTGATGTTGAGAGCGGCACACTGAATCCGGGCGCTCTTCGTAGGAATCACCATGACTACGGGGGCCGTACTGAATCTCCCTGACGGGAAGGTTCTAGATATACCCACCCCGCTACCGCTTGAGAGGTCTGTGGTGGAAGAGTAACTGCCGGTAGCGATTGCTCTAGGCTCTCCTGGATGGTCATTGAGACCGTCAGGAGTGACCGCCCTAATGTTGTCGGTGCCTGCACTCGTCTCTGCGCTGGTGGCTAGTTCTACGAGCCCCCGCCGCGTCGCGGTTGCCGTCAGGGTTGCAAGACCCTCGGGGGTAACCGCTAGGTCGTCGGCTGTGCCAGTTGTCGTCTGAGCCCCAGTGGCGAACGGGACGGCGAACGGGGTCGGACCACCGGATCGTCCCACGATGACCAAACGCCGCTCGGACAGTTCACACCGCACCCGATCAGAAACAGACAAAGACAACGGGTCAACCAAACTGTCCGGGGTGAACGCGAGCGCAGTCGTGTCACCATCCAAACGCACCCGCAACGGCCCCACCGCAGTCACCGTCGCCCACACAAAAGCAGTCACAGTTCAACCACCTCCGCCAACTCGAGACTCATGACCCCATCAAAACGCAGAGGCACAGTCGCACGCCGCACCGTATGCCGCGCATCAATCCCAGCAGGCGAATGAGCAAACACGACAGCATCCATCAACTCCAACGGAATCGGCAGACACTTCACCGACACGCCCGCCTGCACAAACGACGCCGAAACGAGAACCTGACGCGCCTTGTCCGTCAAAAACGCTAACGTCGCCGCCGCCGGATCAGCCAACCCCGAAAAGTCTGGAGTCTCCACACCTGACACAATTTGCACCACCGTGCGCCCCCGCGCCGCAATCGAAAACGGCGAAACCGGGTCAGTGTTCGACACCGACGCCGACAACGGAGCCTCATCACCCGACCCCTGAGCCACCGCAATCACCTTGTTCGGAATGCTGTACAAGTCAACATCACGCGACCAATCAGGGGAATAAATCGACTCCGCACCGTCAACGAGCTCACGCTGCAACTGCTCACCCGACTCATCATTCAACATCGTGTACCGAGTCACCCGATCAGCTGGCCGCACGTACGGTGTCGCACGGAAACTCCCCAACCCGTCAACCCACAGAGAGTTGTAATTCAACGCCGCCAGCAGGTCATTCACGATCCGCAACTTCGACGTGCCCGCCTCCCACACCAGCGGAGTCGTAAGCGTGCGCACGTCAGCACCATCAACCGAAATGCGCTCCCCCGCCGACACAACCAAATCCTGAACGACCGACAGTACAGACACGCTCGCTGACGCCGTAAAGGTCACCTCAACGGCATCCTGCTCCAAAACCGTGCACTTATCATGTAGTTCAACCTGAAACGTGCGCCCAGTACCCGACCACGACTCCGGTGAAGCGGTCACCAAATACACGCTCAACGGAAACTCAGGCAACCCCTCCACTACCATCACCGGCCGAATGCGAGTGCGCACCAAATCCACGTCAGCAATGCGCGTCAACCCCGCCCCAGCAACCAGCAAATCGGTGACAGTGAGACTGCCCGACTTTTTCACCCCAGCACCCGACACCCACTCCAACAACCCACCCTGAGGCTCCACACCATCCAGCAACCCAGCAAACGACTCCACACCCGACGCCGGATTATGTCCAAGCAGTTCGAACCGGAACGACGTTGACCTTGCCCCATACAACACTTCCCGCGTGGTCGCATCCCTCACGGGGAGAACGCCAGACGGCAGGGTGATCATGTGGCCTCCGTCATGGTGTACTGCATGGCGGTGCGCGTACTGTTAAGCGAATCGAGCACCACGGACAGGGTGCCAAACATGCGCCGCCCAGACGGGTCGCGGTAACAAACAATGCCCGCGCCCAACAGGAACTTTTCCACGTCAGCCCCCGACGATGCACGATCAGGTAGCAACGTTGCCGACCCTGCCACTTGCAAGCCACGCCCCACACCAAAGAGCGCGATCGGTGAAACGCGGCCCGCTGCTTGCACGAGCGCAGTGTCACGGGTCGGCGTGGCCGCGAACCGCAGATCACCGAAAAAGGACACGACCTGTCCAAACCCGGCCCCGGCAGAAAAGAACGCCGACACCAGCTCAGCGGTCGTCAACACTGCGGTCACATCTGCCGTCGCACCATCAGCAGAGATGCTGCGCACCGTGTACGTGTTCACCCCGTTGATCGTCGGCGTGGCATCCAAAACGGTCATAGCCGCGCCCGCGACCGGCAGGGACGCCGCCACAGTTTCCCTCACCCCGCCAATGGAGCGCCGAATCGTCACACTGGTGGCAGCCACGCGACCGTCTGGCGGTGTGGGGAACGTCAAACCGATTTGGGCAATACCCGAATCGGGAAGATACGTCACCGTCACACCGGCAGACACCGGCAGGGTGTACACCACCGAAAAGGTGCGCGACACCAGAGCCGACACGAGCCCATTCGAATCGCGTACGGTCGCTCTGACCGTGTACGTGACCCCATTTTCAACACTCGTGTCGAACAGGGTTGATGGCGAAGTTGTCGTCGTGATCGTCTCGAGAGACGTTGACCCTTCCCGCAGTTCAATTGTCGCGTCCACGAAAGTTGCCGCTTCAGCCTGCGAGAACCCCAACTGCACGTCCAGTAATGCTGTCACGTAGTTCACCGCGTCGACGGGCGACACGATCGACGCCACCGGCAAAGTTTTGAACGTGACCGTGCCTTGTGCTGACCAAGGCGACGCGCCAGTACTTTCCGCGCCCCCCGTGGTCGCTTGCCCCCACGTGCGCACGCGCATGGTGACGGCTTGGTTCGCCGTGTACGTGGCCGCCGTGACAGTGCGGGACGGCACTGTAGAAGTGATCTTTCCCGTCGATGTCCAGCTGCTGCCGCCGTCGGTCGAAAATTGCACTTCGAACGCGGTTTGCGGCGTCGTGTCAACCGGGTTATGAGTCCACGGCAACACGAACGCTGCGCCACGATTCGCAAACGCTGGCAGGGCAGGCAACGTGGGGGCGTTGGGTGCCGCCAGAAGTTGCACACTATTCGACGTGACATTGGCCGACGACAGGGTAGGTGCGGCAGTGGTTACCGCACGCACCCGGTACACGTGCACCAAAGCCGCATCCGGGGCCACGTGAGTGTGAGTGGAAACGCCCGCCGAAACTGTCGCCAAAGCTGACCACGACGACCCCGCATTGGTTGAAAACTCGACCAAATGCTGATGCTCCACATACGCCACGTTCGGCGTCCACGCCACGTCAATGTTCAGTGAGGCGGTCTTGGCCGCCGCCACGCTCGACGGTGCCGCCGGGGTCGTGTAAATCGGCGTTGAGCTTGCCGAGAAAGCGGTTGCGCCGGCCGTGTTCGCCGCTTGCACGCCGTAGACGATCTTCTGATTCGCAGCAGCGTCAAGCGTGACGGAAGTTGCGGGCGAAATGGTCACCGCGTTAGCGAACGCAGACCCGTTCACCGACCGGCGAATGGTGTTCGATGTCGGTTGCCCGTTCGACGCCGACGATTGAGCCCACCCGACAGACACCGACGTGTCAGAAATGCGCGTGCCCACTACCGACGACGGCACGCCAGGAAGCCGCGTGAGCGTCGACAGCAGGTAAGACGCAGAAACCGTCCCACTGCCGATTGCACCACCATCAGTGAACACGCCAGCCGCACCGAGCCTTAAGGTACCATCCGCAAAATGGCCGACAGTTCTCGTGCCAGAACCCAACACAACGTCAGTGATGCCCCGGAAGTCATAACTACCAAGCGAACCAGACGCAATCGTGGTCGCACCAAATACGACACTCCACGGAGACGAACTCGAGGTGAAGAAACCCGAACCCGAAAGCTTCCGAACTCGCAAATCCCACGCCACCTCAGACGTATTAGCGACAGCATCGAAATCGGTTTCGTCCAGCGTGAGGCGCAACTGATATTGCGAACCCAACGCCCGCGTGAAAACTGTGCTTGGACTAGTCATCAGGCAACCCCCATCCGATCAAAAACACGAGTACGGCGGGCAATCACATCAGCCAGATAATCCAAATCCTCACGCGCGAAACGCATCACACCCGACGACGCCTCCGACACCTTCGCCGTGATCGCATCAGCCAACAACTCCAACTGCACCCCCGGCACCGGTTCGGGTGTCGCCGCGAACCGAGAACCGCCGCCAAACGACGGGGTTGCCAACTGCGGGTCGAACCCATCAACCACCTGCGCAGTCAAATCACCCATCAAAGAAGTCACCCGGTTAGCGCGACCCAACCCCCGCTCGAGCCCCTTAATAAGGTTCACGCCGATGTCGTCAAACACGCTCGACGGTGACCGGATACCGAAAATGTCCTTCACAACATCAACCACGTCACCAACGGTGTCGTTCCACCACTTGATGAAACCGTTCCACGCATCCGTCACACCGTCACGGAAACCCTGGATGATGTCACCACCAGCCTTCAGCAGCTTCGGGATGATCTCTGCCGCACCATCCACAATCGCCATAAACAACGTCACGGCACCCTCAAGCAGTTTCGGGATCGCACCGATCAGCGCGCCGATGATCTGCGGAATCAGACCAATCACCGCGCCGATTAGCAGCGGCAAAATAATCGGGATCGCCTCAACCAAAGCGATAAACAGGGACACTGCCCCATCAATCAACGCCGGAATCAACGTCACCAACGTGTTGATAAGGAT